GACAATTCTTTCTTTGTCCTGATATTTTACCATCAGTTCAAATATTTTTTTAAATAAATCTTTAACACCTGTTTCGGCAAAGATTCTTGCAATCAATTCTGATCGCATTTGAGTTTGCGTCATTAACGCATTAACACCTGTTGCGGTTTTAGCATTGAGAGTGTCTGGATCTAAACCTTGACTTTGTTTAGTAACTCCAGTTCTCACCTCTCTAACACTATCAAGATATGTTAGTAAAGGGAAGGCTTGTTGTGAAATTGGTTGTGCTTGTAAAGGCTGCATCACTTGGTTCGGTGGTTGCTTAGTTCTTACCACACCACCAGGTCTAGTAGTTAATAAGTCATCCATATTAACCATACCATCCATGATTGCTACCCTATTATTATTTGTCAAATACATATTATCTAAAACTTGACGCATAACAGTTGATTTCATTAACTGTATGTCTTCAACTAACTCCGATAAACTTCTTCCATAAAATCTGTGTGGCATTGGAATTGGTGTTACAGTTACAAATGGAATATCATCACAAGGCATATTTTCTAAAATCATAGAACCACTATCCCCTGCTGATACAATTCTTCTAAGTTCCGCAATACCATCTTCATCGTAATCGTATTTTACATAAGACTCATAGATTAAAACTTTTTCTGTAGATTTATCTGTTGCACTGTCAACAGGAAACTCATCAATATTTCTTTGTCTGACAATTTCTTCTGTGTTGTAAATGTCTTCTTCTGATGTAGGTAGGTTATCAACTTCTTCCTCATCGTAACCCATTGCAACTAAGTCTGATCTTGACATTAAAACTTTGTGAGAAACAAAGTCTGCATCTTCGATTGATTTTGCATTTCGGTCTATCAAGAATTCTTCAGGTGGTACTGATTCAATTTTTATTTTACCACTCATTGAAGTTCTTTTAATTTTGCAATTATATAAATTAAAATCTGGTTTTTGTACTTGAGATACATCTACCCCTTGATCTTCATATTGTTCTAGTAATGCTTCAAATTGTTCTTTAGCTTTTTCATCTTCATAAACTTCTTCTTCTAAAACTTCTATTTCATTGTAGGTATCTTCTAAGGCATCCTTTTCAGCTTTGGTTAAATTTTTATAAGTTTCATGTTCAACCTTTTCGCTTTCATCATAATAAATTTTTAGAAAACCATTTTTTTCAATCAGTGCATCTTTGAAAAAATTATAAAGTAATTGGAAACCATTATTGTCTTTGTAAAAAACATGATTTAAATATGCTGTCGCTTGTTCGGCAAGAGGAACATCCTCAGCAGTTACAGGTTCGCACTTCACTACTTTTTCGGATGCAGTAAATACTCTTAATAAATTTGGTAAGATACTTTCAACTGTGTCGGCAACATCGGTTGACACTACTTGTGAACGACCATCTATTTCTGTTCCAAGTTTATCTCCTAAATAATATTCTAAAGATTTTCTTCTACTTTGAGAAAGATTACCACCTAAGTAACCTAACGCATTTTCAATTTGATTTGAAAGTAAACTTCGTAATTTTGGATCTGATAATTCTATGATTTTTTTTGCCATATTAAACTATATAATTCGTATCTACTCTGATCGGCTTAGACCAATCGGATCTTTCAACAGGTTCTACTATTGCACCATATCGAACAGAGTCGCAAAAGTGTGATGCCCAGTTGTGCAAAGGTTTGTTCCTAAAACAATTATTTTTTTCATCCCATCGTTTGCAATACGATTTTAATGCCTCAATCAACTTTTTGCAATTACTTTTATGAAAGTAACACTTTGGCAACATTCGTCTTACTTGCTCAATACCATCTTCTACACTAAGTTTCGGTGCTATGTCAAACTCTAACCCCATCTCTTTTGCAGTCTCCCACCTAGACTTATTCGTACCTATTTCTCTAACCCTTATATCATGCGGAGCTATATGCTTAGAATAGGTATAATTTTTTTCATCTATTACATTCAGATAATGCTCTAATCCCTCACCTGAGTTTTCATAACAATCAATAATCCGAACCTCATCACCATGTCGTTGAGCAAAGGTAATCACAGTGCTGTCGTTCATTCCTAAATCCCACCATGTTTCTACCTCTAGGTCAGGCTCAATATCAAAATCTTTAATTCTACCTTTTTGCTCCAACTCCTCAATCACCTTGCCGAAATAGGAACCTGAGATTCCAGCTTGGAATGAGCATTCAAATTCTTGAGCATAACTTTCTGGCGACATCGTTTCTTTAGCAGCATCTAATTCTTCCTGAGCTATAATTTTTGTTTCTGAGGCTTTGAACACTTTGGTAAACCAATCTTTATTTGTTTTAGCTTTCTCATGTAACTCAAAGAACCAGTTTCTTCCCATCGGAGTGCCGATAAAAATTGCGAACCCTTTTCTGTCGGATAAACATGGTCTTAAAATGGTATCAAAGAGGTCTGGCGAAAGGTTTTGTGTTTCATCGCAAACTATGCCATCAAAATACTGTCCTCTGATAGCACTAGAGTTCTCACCGCCAATAATTTGTATTCTGCTATTGTTTACCGAAAAATCTACTCTCAGTTCCGACTCATTGAATTTTGTTCCTGGTATGGCAGAGGAAAATTGTTTGAGATAATCCCATGCAGTTGATTTACCTTGTAATCTATATGGAGAAATAAAGGCATATCTTGGATATGGTTTTTTGTTTGTCAAAGCAGCTTTGATTAAGTGGTTTATGGCGAAAACTGTTTTACCTCCTCTACGATGAACAATGACAACATTAAATCGGTTCACATCGCATTTTTTGTGCAAAAAATTTTGGATTTCTCTTGGTTTGTATGGAATTACAATTTGTTTCATTTTAAAACAAAACCCCCCCTAATGAATTGTAGTGTTTGAGTCAGGATAATCGCTAGGCAAAACAAACTGAGTTTTTAAGAACTCTGAGAAGTCGTTAGCTTCTTCCTCATCTCTAAAACCTTGAAAGTGTGTAATCACAATCGGTTTCTTAGTGTTTTTGTCCTTCATAATGAAGATTATTGTTTTTAGAAATGTGTCATCCATGTGTTTATACCATACATTAATTTTTATTTAGTCGCACAAAAAAAATCGGTGCATAGGTCAAATAAAAACCCCCTGTTCTTGCTTTGTTCTTTCAAAAATCAACAAATTATTACTAACGATAATTTATTACTATCAATAGTAATATTCCGATAATTCTGCGTTATCAGTCATTTACCAATTATTGTTGTAATTTATCAACAACTGTTGCATTTTTGCCACTACTCATGTGTATAATATGCTTTTTATGTGTGCAAGTTTTGCCAACATAATAAACTTATCAACACTTTTAGAACATTTTATTAACATAAATTACTCTGGTTTCATCCAAGAAATAGCTAAATTACTGTCATTATTGGATCTAATCTGTAAAGTTTCTGCTACTTTACCATAAGTTCTGCTTGATAATTTACTAGCAGACCACTGAGAATGAGCTGTAATTATCTTGTAAAGGTTTACCATTGATTGAGCTGCCTTTGGATCTAATTCACCAGACTCAATCTTAGCTTCTAATATTTTTCTTTTATCTTCTAACTCACTAAGTTTTAAATCAATAGCTAATTCTTTAGCCTTGATATATCTAGCCATTAAATTTTCATCGTTAATAAGTTCTTTTCTAAATGATTGCCAAGTATAATTAGTTATTATTTGAAAAGTTTCTCTAATAGTTTTGCCATCACTAATAAGCTCAAGTATTTGATCCGCTAATTTATCAGTGAGTTTTCTTTTACGACCTGCCATAGTTTATAATAATTCTAAAGTGTGAGTCCAAGCAAGGAAAGAAAGGTATAGAAAGGCTCAGACTCACAGAGTTAATTAACTTAAGGCTAAAAACAACTAAAAGAGGGAGCTAGTAGCCAGTTAAATGATTACCACAAGATATAGTATATTACAAATCAAAAGGAGTTTTTTTCTTAAAGTTTGTACTCTCATCAAGTGTAATAGGATTTAATTTAATTTTGCCATCAAACATTAATTTATCTATTTCTTTCTGCACTGTCCAAGCTCCAAACCTTTTATTGTCCACAATCCAACGCATCTGCTCCGCAGAGAGCATTCCAGAATTTAGGTCATT